AGGGGCAGGAGGTAAACACTCATCGCACGGTCGATGATGACACACAACTTGATGTCATACAGGCGCATGCAGCACAGCATAAAGCGAATACCATCAGTCTTCTCGGCCACCACATAACCCGACTTCAGCTTGTACATCTCGGAGCGCTCAAGACTGACGGGGTTGGGACCAGGGAGACGGTTCCTTGGGTGGTCGTCCATTGACAAACGCTTCATCTCGGCAATCACATCAACAGATGCCTTGCCGGTGACTTTGTGGAGCTTGATGGGCGTGCCATTGACGACAATGCTGGAGCGTTCAGTGGAGATCATTGTTGTTTGTTGGTTGGTTGGTATGGAAATGCTTTTTTAAGCTTTATATAGACTTTTCTTATCCAGGGTCAAATGACACTTGTGCATGAAATGCAAGATTTGATTTCACCTTATCCTGATTTCACCTTATCCTGATTTCACCTTATCCTGATTTCACCTTATCCTGATTTTGCATTATCCTGATTGATGTATCTTGTGTATTTGATAATTGTTTAATTCTATCAAATATTCTTTTCGCGGAAACTTTCCTATGGGAAATATCCTATATGCCAAAGAATATGAGCACTCAATGTCGAGACATTAAGAGGTCAGAATTGACCAAGGGGGGACGAAGGCCTCTCGAGCCCGGACATCTTCCCCGATTGTTTGATCCGTAAAGTTTGTCAGAGTCGCGACCATTCGGAGATGGCAATGACCTTTACGCCCTCGCAAATCTTGGTTTTCGACCGCAAAGGGACCCCCAGCCGCCATTCCTTTATTCAGATACGCGGACTTATATCAAGACATCAAGTCGGTGGGTGAAAATACGACATTTGAGATGCTTATAAGCTGCGGAGCATCGATATAGTCTCCTGGATCAAATGACACTTACAATCAATAAATACACAACGAAAAAATATATAATTCTCCTTTTTCGAAGGTATAATATACTGTGGGTACACAAACTATTTCCATATTTGGACTTTCTTATTTTTCTTGTTTTACATGGGGTGATAATCAAGCATTAAACTTCGGGGGCATTTTCAGAGGCATTGTGCAGGTAGCGTTCCTCAATAAGTTCCTTCTGCAGCGGAGTGTAATTCCAAGTGGTAATCTTGCCGATGAGATAGATCACCAACACGATAGAAACAAAAACCAAATATGAGCAAATACCAACAAGGGCAAAACGATATTGAATATCGGCCCAGTCGAAATACCAATTATCAACAATGCTGTAAACACCCGCGGCCAGCACACCAGCCCACCACATGTATGTGATCAGGAACTGCTTAGCCCACAGCCAAACGCGAGCACCAATGGTCATCTTGGCGTTGCCGCCACGAGTGCCCCAAGCAATGTCAAACATGGTGAACATTGCTGTGATGCGAGCAGGAATCATGCAGAAGAAATAAACATAGGTATACAAAACAAAGTAAAAGGCTTTGAGGTTCTTGGCACGCAGAGCGAGATATGAGGACTTGATGATGGTCACTAGCGTAGAAACAAGCACAGTTGCTGTCTGGGCACGGATGTCAGCCTTGACGGCGATGTATGAGAAAAGATACATGACAAGGAAGAAATACATGATCTGATACATACACTCAAAGGCCAGGTAGATGCCACTAAAACCATGCTTCCAAGCAGAGCCAAGAGTATACCATATCTCACGGCACCAACTCTTAGACCAACGAGTTTGCTGTACAATGTACCGCATAACATTTGTTGGCGAGTCGCTCCAACCAACAGCAAATGGCGTGTATACGATCTTCTTACCACGCATCAAAACCTCATTGGTGAGGCGGCGATCATCTCCATATGTGCACTTGTTGCCCAGGAAAGTCTGAGTGATCCACGGGTCCTTGATCTCGTTGATGATGTCGATGGTGTATGCACCAAGGGGGCCGCCAACGCACTGGACAGTCTTCCACAGAGACTGTGCACCACGCTCAACATTGAAAGCGGAGAAATAACGCCACGAGACAAGCATGCTAAGAATGGTATCAGTATTCCAAATCTTGCACTCGCCTGCCACCGCCTTGATGTTGGGGTCGCAAGACAGAGGGTACACGACTTCAAGAATGGCATTCTTTTCGAGGACGGTATCGCTATCAATCAGAACAACCGCGTGTACACTCGGGTCCATACTTGCCAACTGAAACCCAGTGTAAAGACTCTCCCGCTTACCACGGTGGGGCTGGAGGATACAAATGTTTTTAGAAACATCAGAGTCGATCGTGGAACCGTTCTTGTTCTCGCTCTCGCACAAAACAACCCCCGGTTTCTTCACATTGTCATTATACACCTGCTTGTAGATTTCAGCCATCTTCAGGTCTTCCTCCTCATCGCCATCAATGACACAAATGAGCCTGGCGACATTGCCATACTCAGAGTCACGCACGCTCTCCAGACACTTTTTAAACATAAAAGGGTCCTCGCGATAGCCAGCAATTATGACTGCCACCCGGGTGGCGTTCCAATTGTCGGGACGGAGAGAGATCCAATCTGACAAACGCATTCTGTTGAATTCAGAAAACACAACTTGCGCGATGTAGAACCCAAGAACAAAAACACCATACACACTGATGCCCCATACCGCAGACACCCCAATGTTCCAGTTAAAGGCATATCCCGCAATCGCAGGGGCTAACATGAGAAGAGCCCCTCCAACTGCAAACAGGTTGGCACTGACAATTGTGCGCCAGGAAGTCATTGTGTATATTTACACAAATTGTACAAAATTCTTCTTATATGCTCTTGGACAATGCCAGGGTCAAATGAAATATGTGTCATTTGACCCCGGCATTGTCCAAGAGCATTAATAGGCATGTCTGGTGAATTAAGATAAATCATCTCTCACAACAAATGGCTTCTCCCACATTTTCAACGGTAGACCTGGAGGCAAATGAAAATCATGTTGAAAATGTGCTTCCAATGAATACAGTTGTTCTGAAAAGTAGGAAATCTATGTATACTATCATGGCAATAGGAATAGTTCTTTTGATTTCTATTGCTATCGCTGTGCCACTTGGCATTATACTGAGCAAGCCTAAACCGATGCCTCCGCAGCCATCTGGCCCTGTTCTCTCTGACCCATTCCCCTTCGAGCCAAAGGAGGGATTTACACCCCTGTGGTGGGACGAATTTGATGGTGTGGAACTTGATCGCGAAAAGTGGCACGTACAGCCTGATGTGGTAGATTATTATGGTGGAAACAGGCAACTTCAGCATTACATTGACTCGCCAAGTACTGTGTCTGTGGCTAACGGTTCCCTTCACATTATTGCAGATAACCCTGGTAAGGTTGTGTATAACGAGTCCTACCCAAACTATAACGAAACATACTATACATCAGCACGTATAAACACCAAGGGCAGGGGAGGTCAGTGGTATCCTGGCATGGTAATCGATGGCATTACCTGGAACACCATTCGGATCGAGGCACGGCTGAAGGCGCCCCGTGGACCTGGGGTTGTCGGAGCTTTCTGGATGCTCACAACAGACTATGTATGTGATATGGAAATTGACTTGTTCGAAACGCCTGACTGCAATAGTACAACATACGGTTTGTGGTATGCCAATGAAACTGCTGCTCTGGGTCGCTCTAAGCATGGCAAAGGTCTATCTGCAGGCTATGACAAATTCTGTTCAGAGTATGTTACTTATGCCATCGAGTGGAACCAGGAGTATATTACATATTTTGTAGACAGCGTCAACCCCGTTTTTACAACTGGCCGGTCTACCTGGGAAGGCAGATGCAACGCCTCAGACCCTGTGTCACCCTATAACAAATCAGCATATCTCATCCTGAATACAGCTATCGGCAGCTTCTGGGGCGGCGTGCCTTCAAATGACATTTTTCCTGCCATTATGAAAGTAGACTACGTTCGTGTCTCCGGTTCTACAGTATGATATATGCCAAGAAATAACTTAAACATACTTAAATCTGTGTGAGTTATGAGTGAAGGCATCGTATTTTTTGTTGCAGAAACATACAAATCTAACATTGCCAAGATTGGCTACAGCACGGATACTGATATAAAAACACTATACGACAACACCCAGTCCATGAGACTTCCTTCTATCATTGCTTTCTATTCAATCGATGTGGTGCGTGATGAACTTCTCATTCTAAGAAAGCTGAAGGAAAATGACCTGTTGCTCGCAAACAACATGGTCAAGAATGCAAATGACACAATTGACATTTTCACCGGATTTTTCAAGGAGAAACTCTCAAACGAACCTCCGCAGGTAATTGATGAGAATACCAAGAGAATGATTGACAAAATGCTGGCCGACTCTGATGATGGCGAATAGAACGTCGTCAATTCCATTGTAAAAGAATGTTTGATGTAAGCAGAATGTCCGTTAATACAAAGATGAATATTTGCGCCGTTGACCCCGGAACCAAGAACCTTGCTCTATGTGCTATAACCCCAGAAGGAAAAGTTGTTCATTGGGATGTCATTTCTATCAGTCCGGACCCCAAGGGCATCTATGACGGTCTTGAGAAGATAAAGTTCTCCGAGTGGGTAAAGGATTCAACTGACGTCGTGGTAGAACGCCAACCATCAAAGAACCCTCGGGCGGTCAGAATTCAGCATTACATCGAAATGTATGCAGCAAGCAATGACGGGCGTATGTACTGCATCGATCCCAAACACAAACTGAGTTATGCTTCTACCACTGAATGGTGGCCGCAGCGAGACATCACAAACTGGAACTACAACGAACGCAAGAAACTGTCCGTGGAAACCGTAAAAGAGTACTTGAAGAACACCAACCAAAACCAAGAGTTCGTTGAACTTTTTGACAAGTCCAAGAAGAAAGATGACTTGGCCGATAGTTTGCTCCATGCCCTGGCGTTCATCCACAACATCAAACCATCTCTCAGGGAGACCAGGACACCGATGGCAGTGCGCAACATCAAGCCAAAGAAACCAATGGAGTCGCAAATGAAATCGGGCAAGTTTTCTCAGGCAGGTCTTAAATTTCTGGCGAAGGGACTGCTCACTTCATTTGACGCTTTCGAATCCAAGGTTAGCAACATTCATGGTTTCTGTACATCGGCTTCAAAACATTTTGAAACTCTTGACAACGCATACATACAATTAGGTGGTACGCTTTGAATAATTATATTTATATAAGTAAATGCGTCTGACACACATGCAACTGATCCTCGCGTCTGCCCTGGCTCTGGTTATTGTCTTGATTGTGATTACAATGCTTCTCAAGAAGCCAACTAAAAAGGAGAACTTTAGTTTTGGAGACGTCTTCAAGAAGGTAAAGGATGTTGGAAAGAAAGTCGGCAATGTCGCCAAGGATGGGTTCAACGCGGCCAAGAATGTCGTAGCACCAAACTCGTTCCAGCCTACGTACACCAACAGAGTGCTTTACAAAAATTTGTGGTCGTGTCCGCCGGGAACTGTAGATGTTGGGGATGAAGCACGCCAGTGCCTTACCAGTGCGTATGGTCCTCAAATATGGCGCGCGACATCGGATGGTACCTGGGGCTGGTCGTGCCCTGTTGGTACGAGTTTGGTGAACACAAACGATTGGAATTCAAAATGTGCAAGGGGGTTCAGCCAGAGAAAGTTGATCGGAGGCGTTTGGAAATGCTACGACACCGAAGTAGACACTGGAAAAACGTGGGAAAATTCTGACTACTACGCTGCTCAGCAACAATGTGCAACTGGTGACGATGCTTCATTTACAACCAGAATATATGATGGAAAAAACTGGGTATGTCCGTCGGGTTCCACAGATACAGGGTTCACGTGGAACGATGGTGCGTTGGGATCCAAACAATGCAAAATTTCTGCAGGTAACTGATTACAATTCCGTGTACGACCACTTGAACCCATACGCTGTTTTGCGTTTGCAATTAGGATTAGCACAACTACTTATACCGGTTCCATCATTCTTTCCAAGAGCTTGTGCCGCTTCTTCACTCGAGGCAAATGAGTCCACATACATGCCATCAAGAGTATACTGATACACTCTCTTGGATGCGTGATGCTTCTCACCTGTCTTCCCATACATATAACACTTCTCACCGGAAGATGATTCGCTCATTTTTTGTTTGGTCTCCTCTGTGTGTTTCTTCCCATAAAAGTGATTCTTCTCACCAGATTTTGCTTCGCTCATTTTTTTCTTGGTATCCTCAGCGTGTTCCTTCCCAAGTTTTGCTTCACTCATTTTTTGCTTGGTTTCCTCAGCGTGTTTCTTCCCATACATATAACACTTCTCACCGGATAGTGCTTCACTCATTTTTTGCTTGGTTTCCTCAGCGTGTTTCTTCCCATACATAGGATGCTTCTCACCTTTTTTGGATTCGCTTATTTTTTTCTTGGTCTCTTTGCTTCGCTTGCCAGTGGCACCACCGCCTTCCATGAGATTGTACCCACCAGGCGCAAGAGTTCCCAGCAATGCCACGAGCATCTCCTCATAGAAGTTCAGGTCCTCATCGGGAACCTCATACCAGTCTTTTTCCACTTTTTCCCATCCGTACTTTTGGATGGCATTACATACTGCCACGCAACCGCTGCTTGGATATTGATGTGCTTGGAAGCGTTTTTCTATATCACGAATAGTTTGCCCGATGTAACTCTTTTTTGATGGAAAAGTGAGCCTGTAAATGAAACCCATTTGGTTAATTACAATAAAAATTCCATTATATCTCTACAAGTGTCGATATATATTAAATGACAACCCAAAAGTAACCGTCATAACTAACGCCATCGCGCAAAGCAGCATGAATACATGAACGCTCGACAGGGTCGTTCGTGATTGACTTGACGGACGAAAACTTTGTGTAACAAAACTTTGTCTCACAAAATCTGACGATAGTTCCAGCAACTTCGATGGCTTCCATTGTTGTGTCTCGCTGGTTCCGCACTTTACCCCTGGCAACTACTGTAGAAGGTTTCTTCTTTGCCTTTGAGCGCTCCTTGGCAATACGAGCAAGATGTTTCTTGTACGAAAACCACTGGTCGTCGTCCATGACGATGCACTTTTCTGTGTCATCATCCATCACCGCCGCCGGGTGAGATGTCATCAATGACTTCATGTGATAGACAAGCGCAGATGTATCATCCACCGCTGAACCAACACTGATGTCAGGCTCTGTTTTCATGACAAGTCGAACCATTTTTGTCTATAATCACGGTTTGTGATACAATGAGATTTTGTCGATATATATGTATATCGACGAAAACTGAAACTGACTGGTGTGCTACTTGGTGTTAGGTTTCACCTTCTTGAGATACAGATTCTGGTGCTCAATGGACCCCCGTTTCAACTTGAGAAAGAGAGGAGGAGGAGGAACTATGTAAATAGTTTTGGCGGTTGGTGTTTTGATGTATGCGGAATTGCGATAGACGTCCCACTGAGTTGCCATTTGACTTATGACACTGATTTATTTTATTTTATACCTTTTAGTGTCCGTGGTCAAATGACACATATATCGACAAAACTGAGTTTTCACTGGTCATAGAGATTTTTTTATGTTTGTTACAAGTGTTTGTTGGTCAAGTTTATTTGATCAAGATATCGAAGCTGTTCCTTTTTGTGATAGAATCCTACATACTTTTTTAGAAGGAATGTTTTTAAGAGTTTGTAATTTGTGTTTGTTCTCCAATTTTGCAATGACATATGAAACATCGCATTTTCTGTTGCATTGCATTTTACGGCAATTTTGAGATGTTGTTCTAATATAGAATATCTATCATATATCCATTTGGATATTCTACGGATAGCGTCAAATTTACCAGAAATCTTCTGACCATGCAAATCTAAATATGCCTGGTAGACATGGAATAATTCTTCCATTTGTTTTGATGCAAAGTATATCTCATGGACATGGGTCTCTAAATTTCTCAAAGCTGCAAATCCTTCTTTATTATCTTTCAACCATCTTTTCTTTTCTTCACGATATAAAATTTGTTTTTCCTTAGACTCACCTCTTTCTAACTCCATCGGTTTTGTAGAGTAGATAGGGCCATTTTTTATATATATGTCCATGAACGACCCCGGTCTATCCAGTTCTCCTATCCTGTCCAAGATAGATCTTAAATTCCAAACTATTGCCGACTCAATTTTCGTAATTTCTTGCGCCATCAATTTGTCGTGTACTTTCAGTTCTCGTCTATGTAAGTATGGGAGATTATACTTGAGACGCACATCCAATAATTTCATATTCTTGCTCATTGGCATGTGTTCTTTGAATAACATTTTTTTGGTCTTCTGCAAATCATTGATTTTTTTTTTCAAAACGGATTTTCCATGCGACAGTCTATTCCTATGACCTGTTTGAAATAATCTTGCTGCTGGAATAATACGTGTTGTGGTATGATGACTACCAGGCGCATATAGATAACCTATGTTATGTGATACACTTTCTAGATCTTCTTTCAGAGTCATCTTTTTTTACTCCACTTTTTTTTTCTGTCAAGATAACACAATATTAATGTATCAAGCTTCATGTATATCGACAAAACTTAGATATTACCATCTCTGGAACTTGAAGCGTAGACACAATGAAGATCACAATCGCCGCTCTCCAGTTTTCCGTATCCAAGAATGTCGAGGACAACCTGCGCACCGCAGAGCGCATGGTGAGGAACGCGGCGGCCAATGGTGCCAATGTCATTGTGCTTCCGGAGCTTTTTTCAACCAGATATTTTTGCCAAGAACAAAATCAGAAATGGTTTGCGCTCGCCGAGCGAGTTGATTGCGATATGGTGTTCAGGTTCAAAAAACTTGCGCAAGAACTTGGTGTGGTCATCCCAATTTCCTTTTTTGAGCGAGTAGTAAACTCTTATTATAACACGGTTGTTGTAGCGGATGCCGATGGCTCAATTGCCGGGGTGTATCGTAAGACACACATCCCTCAGGGGGACTGCTACAACGAAAAGTATTACTTTACCCCCGATGACAATGAGTACGAGGTTTTCAACACCAAGTTTGGAAATATAGGTGTCTTGATCTGCTGGGATCAATGGAACCCAGAGGCGGCACGCTGTCTTGCTCTCGGCGGTGCTGACTTCATTGTGTACCCCACTGCCATTGGTTCGGAGCCCGCTTTCCCTGGTGGTGAGTCATACACGCACTGGGCGCGCACCATTCAAGGACATTCGGCAGCAAGCGGGGTCCCTGTGATTGTTGCCAATCGGATCGGCCGTGAGCGATTTGGAAGGACCAAGATCGACTTCTACGGTGGGTCCTTCGCAACCAACAACAAGGGCGAGGTGGTTTCTCAGGTAGGCGGGGAGCCACAAAAGAATGGAGGTGTAGATCCAGACCCCGTATATATGAAGGGGCATATCAAAATTACCATTGACACCGATGAAAATGATATGTTCCGCGCTGGTTGGGGCCTGCTTCGCGACCGCCGTCCTGAACTATATGGTCGTCTTGTCATTTAGCGCATATCGACATTCATAAAAATATAATGGAATTTTTATTGTAATTAACCATATGGGTTTCATTTATATGCTCACTTTTCCATCAGAAAAGAGTTATATTGGCCAAACAATTCGTGACATACATAAACGTTTGGAAGAACACCAATTGCCAAACAGCAAATGTGTGGCAGTATATAATGCCATCCAAAAGTACAGTTGGGAAAAAGTGAAGATAGACTGGTACGAGGTCCCTGATGAGGACCTGAACAAGCACGAGGAACTTATGGTAGAAGTGCTCGGAACTCTGTCTCCTGGTGGATACAATCTCATGGAAGGCGGCGGCTCCGCTGGCAAGCCAAGTGAGGAAACCAAGCAAAAAATGAGCGAAGCACAGGCCGGTGAGAAGGCTTATTGGTATGGGAAGATCGGTGAGAAGCATCACACTGAGGAAAGCAAGCAAAAAATCAGAGAAGCAAAATCCGGTGAGAAGAATCCTAAATCTAAGAAAGTGTATCAATACAATCTTGATGGCACATATGTGAATGATTTTGCCTCGAGTGGAGAAGCGGCACGAGCTCTTGGAAAGAGCAGAGGGTCTTTGATAAGTATGTGTGCTGGAGGAAAAGGCAAACGCAAAACAGCGTATGGTTTCAAGTGGTCTCGAGAAAAGTTGTAATTATATAAAATATCATAGTATATGTAATAATGTTCGGCAACAAGAAACTCAGACAGGAAAGAGACATTGCTCAGGAACGCATACGCCAAATGACCAAGGAACTGGAACGAGAGCGCATAGTTCGCTCTGTATTTCAATTGGCGTCTACTGCTCTGTTTATAACGTCTGTGAACTTGACACAGCAATCATTGTAAAATTCGAATCTGTTGATTCTCATAATCCTTGAACAGAACTTGACGCTTTGAAATGTTATAATACGCAGTGTATATTGTTGTCTCATAATTATCCTTTCTCGTTTTGGGATCTCTTGAGACTACTGCTCCCTTGGGTATATCAAAGTTATTCAGAACGTGTATGAGCGAGCTGATTGCTTCTTCGCCATTGTTTGGTTTGACTACAGTGTCGGCAAAAAATGCCAATCTCGCAAAACGACTCTTGCTGGTGAAGTCGCCCGGGAGGCCTATGGCACCAGACCCCTGGGAATCAGCATTGGGGTTGCTGTATTGTGATACATTGGCAAGCACCTTTTCCGCCTCGTCCAAATGTTCTGGGAACGAAGGGGAGTTTGTGAAAACCCCAATGTCATTGCGATACACATGTAGTCTCCCATTTGCTGGCTCCAGAACCAATGATGTTCCCTTTGCATCTGTTACAAACCAGTGCATTCCAGGGGTTTTTTCAAAAGGTGGATATAACTCATCTATCATGTTTACCGTGGGTGCCAAGAACTCAACATCGTCACATGTTTCACATCTCTCCAATATCATCATTGAAAGATCTGTTGGTTTGACATTTATTTTAGAGATTGTCACGGGGGCGTACGTGGCACACTTGGGGAAGTAAAATACAAACACGACCAGACCAGACAAATTCATTCCATCTAGTATCTTGTTATCCGGGGTAGACGTTCCCTTGATGGCAGTCGTCTTGAATTTCTTGAACTTTAGGATGTTCTGGCCAAATTCCATCGTGCGGCCCACAACCACTGTTCCATCCTTGGCAATGAAGCGAATGCCACTGCACATGTTTTTAACTTAAACAATATTATTTTAAATGAAAAAAAAATGACCATAATTCTCCTCATGCGTCATGGAGAAAAATTAGATAATGAACTTTCCGAAAAGGGACGCATACGCGCCGATTATCTTCCAGAATATTTTATCAGACACCGCCCCAAGGGAGTCCCATTACCAACACACCTGATCTCAATGAAACCAAATAAACCTTCATCTTCCCGACGCTGCGTAGACACTCTCACCCCCATGATGCGGGACTTTCGAATGACATTACATGTAGAATTTAAGAGAGAAGAAGTAAAAGAGCTCGTAAACTATATACTCGACCTACCTCGAGACTCTGTGGTTCTTGTGTGCTGGGAACATCACTATATTGTCAACATTGCTCGAGAGTTCGGGTTCCCAGTATTGAATTGGAACGATACTCCGATCACAAATGATGAAGACACCAAACAGTACAATATTCTGTGGAAAATCGAGAACAATGAGTTCAAGAGTTTCCTGACATTTGACATAGAATATAAATCACCATCTGTATATCTGCACCCACTGCAACAGGAATACACGAACCAAAATTATCCTTGGAGCATCCTATCACGTAAATTGTCATTTTGGAGAGCTCACTGACTAACAAAAGTTTATTTTGGCGTGAAAAGCTTCTTGACATATATTTTCTTCGCGGTGGGGGCGTCTTTAACATACGTGCGTCCCTTCGAATCCTTGAACACTCTGCGTTTCTTAGCGTCAATCTTGCCCGTGTTGACCATAGGGCTTTTGGCGGGACTGGTTGGCCCTGCACCAAGAGGATTGGCTTTTGGCGTGAAAAGCTTCTTGACATATATTTTCTTCGCGGTGGGGGCGTCTTTAACATACGTGCGTCCCTTCGAATCCTTGAACACTCTGCGTTTCTTAGCGTCAATCTTGCCCGTATTGACCATAGGGCTTTTGGCGGGACTGGTTGGCCCTGCACCAAGAGGATTGGCTTTTGGCGTGAAAAGCTTCTTGACATATATTTTCTTCGCGGTGGCGGCGTCTTTAACATACGTGCGTCCCTTCGAATCCTTGAACACTCTGCGTTTCTTAGCGTCAATCTTGCCCGTATCGATATTGCCCATATCTTTTTTGCCCATATCGATATTGCCCGTAGCTTTTTTGCCCATATCGATATTACCCGTATCTTTTTTGCCCATATCTTTTTTGTCAGTGGAGATCACTGGACTTTTGGCAACAAGAGGCGGTGTTACTTTCGGATAATCTTGCACGCCCCATTCCACGGATCTAAATTTTGATATCAATTTACGGTTTTGCTTACGTATCTTATTCCACAACTCCTTTAACATTGTTGTTTCAGAACTATATTCTTCAAATCCTCTTTTCAATATAATTGTATTAGAGTACTCTTTGATAGTTTTACCGCCATTCATCTTTACTTCCATCCACACTTCGGCCAAAGATCTATTTGAACCAGAACTCAAGATTCCAGATATATAAGATGCAATTTGTTTTCTGAAGCTATCCGGTAATACAATAGAGAAACCAAAATCTATTATTTTGGGATTTTTCCCTTCTTTGGTAACCATGATATTACTTTTATGTAAATCAGCGTGGACATAACCAGCAAGCCACAACGAACATATGGCGCGTTCTA